GTCTCGAACCTTGGAAGAGCTAAAGCGTCGGATTCTTCCGACTTAAAGTGAGGACTTAGTCTCACACTTTGGTTTCTTCTTCGGTCTTAACCTTAGCCGGTTAGGGCCTTAGGTTTGAGATATAAATGTCTCTTTCCCAAGAGTTAATCTGAGGCAGTTATGAGCAAATACTATGACAACAAACCACATCGCTACCAGTACGACGTCACTACTTTTCGTAATGGCGCCGTTTATCCGGGAACTTTACAAGTTCCTATGATATATGGTATAAGGTCTGGTGAATCCGTACCGGGTTTTAAAATCTCGATACGGAATCGTACAGATGCGACCTCTGGTTTTAGTCATTATACATATGAAGCCAAAAGTGTTCCTGGCCGTGTCGTATACCGCTATAAGTATAAACCTACAGGGTATACGATGGACAGTTACATTGATGGCAGCTGTGTATGGCTCACAAACTGGCCTGCCTTCACTGGCAGCCTTTTAGGTCAGATTGATGATCTCGCACGTACGAAGTTTTTGTCAAAATGCTACCGGGCACAGACCTCCTTCTCTGGAGGTATATTCCTTGGTGAGCTAACAAAGACTATCCGTATGATACGTAATCCGCTAAACGCTCTTGTTTCTTCTATCAACTCCAACTACTTAAGTCGTCTCCGAAGACGGAGATCGAGCATAGTTGGTCGGGGTCGTAAAGGAGCAAGGGTTATAGCTAACACTTGGTTGGAGTCCGTGTATGGCTGGGCCCCCCTACTTGCTGACATCGATGACGGTGCGAAAGCACTCGCCAACCTTGTCAACTATAGGGCCCCAGTAAAACACGTTGTCGGGATGGAAACTAACAACAGAAAAGACGTGTTTTCGATTGCTACTGGTATGTCCCCTGACGGGAGCTACTTCTTCATCGACACGTTCGGTGTGGAAGAAGAGCTCGTCACGGTGAAATACTCAGCAGCCGTCAAAGCACGTTTTGGGGGCTCAGGTCCTGCAGCAGCTTTGGCCGATTTCGGCCTAACTATGCGGAACTTCGCTCCTACTGTTTGGGAGTTAATCCCGTACTCCTTCTTAGTCGACTATTTTTCAAATGTCGGCGAATGCATCGAGGCTTTGTCCTTCTGCGTGTCTGACTTGGTTTATTGTTCTCGAGTGGTAAAGGTTACCTCTATTTTGAGGTCCCTTAACCATAACGAGTATGATAACCTTGTCGGTCACGACGAATTTCAAATTCTCGAAAAGAGTGTCAATCTTGGGTCAACGGAGTTGAAGTCTAGACGCTACCTGCGAACTAATCCTCTCAAGGATGGTACCCAGCTCATTCCTGCGCTGGGATTCAAACTTGGGGGATTAAGTCCGAAGAAGCAGGCCAATTTGGCTGCTTTGGCAGTGTCTGCGGCGACGACTTCACGTTTATTAACGTAGTACCACTGAGGGTCTTATGACCATTCCCGTTTCTTCCCCCGTCACAGGGGGAGCTCAAACAGGCCTTACATCACCAACCTATACGGTGGTGGCTGATAAGGCCCCTGATGTGAATTCGGATCAGTACGCTGTTACCGCCTTAGGCGGCACGCAGACGAACGTCCGTACTCACACCGTGTCTGATCCGTTCACCATTTCGGTTTCGAAGCCAAAGAACCCTAGGGTTCTTCCTTCTCCGAATCCGGTGACGGGCAAATACGGGGATGTTCCGTTCAACCGGACGTCCATCCTGGTGCGAAAGGGCCTGAACTTCGCTGCTAATAACGCCCC